CGGAAATCCAGGGCACGCTTGACGCGGCCAGCGCGATGATTAGGCGTTATTGCGGTTGGCATATCGCGCCGGAAATCACCGAGGATCTGGTCGTCGACGGCTCGGGTGGGAAAGTGCAAACCCTGCCGACTCTGCGATTGGTGAAATTGGATGGGTTGATCGAAACCAGAAACAGCGTCATGACGATTTGGGACCCGGACGACATCGAGTGGAGTCGAAATGGATATCTCCGCCGGGTCGGGATCTGGACCGATCGGCTCCAGGGCATAACCGCATCGGTCACGCACGGATTCAGTCTCGATGACGTGTCCGATTTGACGGCCATGGCGGTCACGATGGCGGCCCGGGCCGAGGCCAGTCCGTTCGGTGAGAAACAGACGGCGGTCGGCGCCGTGTCCGTGACGCTCTCAAGCGGCCCAGGAGGCGCCAGCGGTGGCGTCTCCCTGTATGCGGACCAGCTCGCCCAACTGGACGCCTACAGGCTGAATCAGAGGCTCTGATGGCCCTTCCGTCGCTGGCCAGGGATGTCATGACCATCCTGAGGCCGACCATGGTGGTCGATCACGGCGCGTCCGTGCCGGACTGGACACAGCCACCGCGCGAAACCGTCAACGTGACCGGGTGCTCCGTCCAGCCGGCGGCCGGCGCCGATGACCGCGAGCACCGGGATTCGATCAGTGCGGTTTTCACGGTCTGGGCGCCGCCCGGCACGGAAATCGGTTCGCTTGACCGGGTATTGGTCGATGAATATGACGGGCCATTACAAATCACCGGTGAACGTCTCACCTGGGCCGTGGATTCCAAACTTGACCATGTCGTTTTCGACCTGACCGCGTGGAGGGGGTGAATTATGCCAGCACGGGATGCATCCGGCCGATTCGTGGCCGGCGCCGGTTCCGGTGGCGTGAAAATCAAAATCGAATTGAATTCGGCCGGGATCATCGAACTTCTGCAGTCCGAGGAAATCGAGGATGATTTGGACCGGCGGGCTCACGCCGTGGTTCAGCAGGCCGGCGAAGAGGATTACGAATCGCACAGTTGGGTCGGCTTTGACCGGGCCCGGGCCACCATCAAGCCGGCCACGTACAAGGGCCGTTTGGACGAGGCACGCGACAAGCGTTTGACCCGCTCGCTCGATGCGGCGCGCCGATGATTCTCGACGCCGATGCCGAGGAACTGATCATCAATTTCCTGACGACCGAAATGCCGAATCATGGATTCCTGGATATTCCGACATCGGACCGGGTGCCCCAGAGCGGAGTCGAGTCGATCACGGTCATTCGAACCGGTGGCACGCGTCGGGATCTGGTCACGGACACCGCGCAAATCAGTATCGACGTCCGGGCCGGTTCGAATTCGCGGGCGGTCGAAATCATCGGCATGATTCGCGCCCTGCTGAATGATATGTGGGGCCGGGTCATCGATGGTTGGATGATTTATAACGTGGATGAATTGTCCGGCCCGTATTCCAACCCGCTCGAGCCGGATTACTGCCGGTATTCGCAAAATTTCTTGATTGCGATTCGGTCGAAAACTGCCGTCTGACAAACGTGCTCCCTGATGGTGGTTCGACTAGGCGCAGTAGTCGGACCACCTTTTGGGAGCATGACAAACAAAGGAGTGACAATGACCCTGCCCACCCCGGCCGGAAATCCGAATGCCGAACTTGTTTATGTCGGCTCCCCGGATCGAATCACGGGCGCAATCATGTCGGCAGCGAAGGGTTCAACGCTGCCGACCGACGCGAGCAGTGCACCAGATGCGGCTTTCGTCGACTCGGGATATATCTCCGAAGATGGCTGCACGCTTTCGGACGCGCAAACCTGGAATGACATCAAGGACTGGGGCGGCGACACGGTGCGCCGCATCAAGTCTGAAAGCCAGGTCACGATTGCTTTCTCGTTCCTGGAAGTCAACGTCAATTCAGCCAAAGCGGCATTTGGCGACGACAATGTGACCGATACCAGTGGCAGCCTGGCAATCAAAATCAACGTCAAGGAGCCTCCGCGAAAGGCGTGGCTGGTCAATATGCTCGATGGTGACCGTAAGATGAGGATCACGGTCGCGGACGGGCAGATTACCGACCGAGGTGATTTGACGTTCACCCGGTCCGGCGCCGTTCTCATCCCGGTCACCCTGACCTGCTACCCCGACGAGAATGGCGATACGGCAATCATTTACGCCGAAGGCCCGGCTCCGCTTGCCGCTGATGCGAATGGCCCGATTGTCACGCAGGCCGCCGCATGACCGCAAAGCTCGTGGGTAAGCCGAAGACAAACGGGCGCCTCGTCGGCCCGGGCAGCAATGACCCTTTCACCTACACGACCGAGTCGGGCATCGAAATCACGGTGACCAGCCTGGCGAAGCCATTTAAGAATGCCGGGGAATTGCGGCGGATGCGGAGCGCGCCGCCCATCGAAATCGCCTATTTCGTGATCGAACGGGACTGCAATAAGGAGCAGCTTGCGGCGATCGATGAAATGGACATGGACGAATTCAATGACAAGTTCTCCCGGCAGTGGGCGGAGCATTCAGGGATCGACCTGGGGGAATAGCGAGCCTCCTTTGGCTGTCCCGTGACAGATGGGGCGCCCTGGAGGCGGACTTGCTCCGCGCAGGATTTACGCTGAATGATTATCCGAAGCGTTTGGATCTGCGCGCCATCATTGCCTTTTGGCGGTTCGCCGTGCCCGGGTCGGCCATATATCGACTCGAGCACGGCGCCAAAGGTGAATGGCAATATACACAAGAGCTTTTGGCCCAGGTTCTCGAGACGTTGCGTGACGCGAATTGGCAGCGCCAGGGGATTAAGACGGCACCAAGGCCGCCGAGAATTCCGCGTCCGGGCCAAGAGGTCGAGGGCACCAAGCATTTCGGCGATGAGCCAATGACCATTGCTGAATTTCACGAACGGTGGGCGGCGTAAATGGCGAATCAGGGCCCGACCATTGCCACTGCCTACATTCAACTCGTGCCGACGCTGACGGGCGTCCAGGGCGCGATCGGGAGGGCCCTGGGTGACGTCGATGCCGCTGGGGCCGGTCGTGAGGTTGGCGGCCGGTTCTCGGGCGGCGTCGGCAAAGCCTTGGCCGGCCTCGGCGGAGTGGTGGCCGGCGCATTTGCGGCCGGCAAAGTCAAAGACATTTTCATTGATTCGATCAATCAGGCCAGTGACCTCAATGAGGTTGCGACCAAGACTCAGCAAATTTTCGGTGACGCGTCCGGCCAGGTCGAGGAATTCGCAAAGAAGGGCGCGAAAAGCCTTGGCCAGTCGAACCTTGCCGTTAAGAATGCGGTGTCCGGTTTCGGCGTTTACGGCAAGGCCGCCGGTCTGGCCGGCAAGGATAATGTCGAATTCTCGACCGGGCTGGCCCAGCTCGCGACGGATATGGCGTCGTTCTCCAACACTTCCGTTGAGCAAGCGACCCAAGCGCTTTCGTCCGGTCTGCGTGGAGAAACTGAGCCACTGCGCGCCTATGGTGTTCTCCTGGACGACGCCTCGCTGAGAAATGAGGCGCTGGCCCAGGGTTTGATCACGACGACCAAAGAAGCCCTGACGCCACAGCAAAAGGTGCTGGCTTCTCATGCGTTGATCATGAAGCAAACGGCCGACGCCCAGGGTGATTTCGAAAAGACCTCGGGCGGGTTGGCCAATCAGCAGCGTATTCTGGCCGCTCAGCTGGAAGACACAAAGGGCAAGCTGGGCCAGGCTTTTCTGCCGGCCGTCACGGCGGTTGTGTCCGGGCTGAATACCATGCTTTTCCCGGCCCTTGATTCGGCCGGCGCGGCCATCAGTGATTTCTGGTCATTGATGAAAACGGGCGATTTCACCGGTCAATTCGGACTGGAGGAAGACAGCCCGATCATCGGTGGTCTGTTGACGTTTCGGGATTTGGTCATCGATATCGGTGGCACCCTTAAAGGAACCTTTCTCGAGACCTGGGCGAAACTGCTGCCGACATTTAAAGAGGTCGGCGGTACTCTCCTGTCGGGAATTGTCGCCGCATTCCAGAACCTTTGGCCGGCCATTCAGGGATTGCTGCCGCCGCTCATGGACGTGGTCGGCGCATTCAATCCGTTGTCGCTGATATTCAAGGTGATTCAGCCGATCCTGCCTCAAATCGCCAATTTGTTCGCGTCCCTGGTCGACGTGATTTCAAAAGGTTTGGCGCAGGCACTCCAGGCCGTCACTCCGCTATTCCAGAAAATCGCTGACGTCATCAATCGGCTCCTGCCATTCATCACGGATTTGGTGGCTCGCCTCCTGCCCCCACTCGGTCGGCTTCTCGAGAAATTGGCTCCGCTATTCGAGGCGGTGCTCGGCGCTATTCTGCCGATCATTTCCGCGCTCGTTGACGGGCTGATGCCAGTTCTTGATGCCCTGATGCCAGTGGTGGAAAGGGTTTTCACGTTCATCGCCGACACCATTCAGAATGTGATGACGGTATTCGGCGGCCTGATCGATTTCGTGACCGGAGTTTTGACCGGCGACTGGTCACGTGCGTGGGAAGGCATCAAAGCAATCTTTTCCGGATTGTGGGATCAGGTCAAGAATATCCTCGGCACAATCATTGATGTCGCCATTCAGGTATTCGGTAATCTGGTGCCCACCATTTGGAATACCCTGATGAGTTGGGCCGGCTTCCTGATCGAAAAGGGCGCCGAATTCCTGGGCTGGCTGTGGGAGGGAATCGAGAACGGGGCAGTCGCGGTTTTCGATTGGTTCATGCAACTGCCGACCAATTTGTGGAATACGATTGTCGGCGCGTGGCAGACTGCCGTCAATTGGGGTCATGACCTGATCCAGTGGATTTGGCAGGGCACCGACGGCAATGGCGGCATCGTCGGAATGTGGCGAAACGTTCAGCAGTGGTTCGTTGATTTGCCCGGGAACCTCTGGGGCGCCATCGTCGGCATTTGGCAGTCGGTTGTCAATTGGGGCCATGACTTCATCACCTGGATTTGGTCGGGGACTGACGGCTCGGGCGGCATGGTCGGCGTCTGGCGACAGGTTGGCGATTGGTTCTATAATTTGCCACAGAATTTGTGGGCGGCTATCCAGTCGATTTGGTCGACGGTTCAGACCTGGGGCTCGCAATTCATCAACTGGATTAA